ACAGTAAGGTTTCTTGGTTATCACCTATGGTTTCTAAATTACTACCTACACTATCAGGGTACCCATATTCCCCCTCATTAGATTTGGTACCTAAATTTAAATTTATTTGTACCACATCTCCGTAGTAGGATTTGTTTTCAGGTGTATATTGGTTTTTAGTATAAAGAATTTTTTCTTGAACATCACCAACAACTTCAATTTTTGGAGAATCTATAATAGCATAATCTAAAATTAGAAAATCATTTGTTGCAGGAACATCTCCAGTTGAGAACGCATTTTCAACTTTATATGGCGGTAAATTTCTTAAAAGTAATTTTTTTCTGAAATTCTCACTTGAATTAAACGATAACGGACTTTCCATTCACTCTATTTTATTTATAAATAGATAAATTTTTATTTTTATGCTATTACACCTTGTTGTTTTTTGTATGACTCTAACTTATATAATACGGTGTCCATTATTTGTTTTTGTACTTTAGGATCTTCAAAGATTTTATTAATATTACCTTGATCACCTGTAACGTTACCACCAACATTAATATTAATATCTATTTTTCCTGCAATACTCGAATTAGTTGTAGATGTCCCTCCATTTGTTGACGTTAGTAAATCGTTCAATTTAGCGGACTTATTTATAAACGAATCTAAATTTGGCGCCATTAAAATGTCGTCATTAATATTTGGTAGGAATTTTCCAAATCCCGTACTTATCATGGACCTACCACCAGATGGAATAAAAGCGTCCTCTTTAGGTTTTGCTTCTCCTCCTTCTATTTTAGATATTATAGTAGCAATCCCAGTAGCCATTGCTGATGTCTCTGCTGGTGATGGTGCTAAATTTGTGGATGAGTTTGCTATTGCGTTATTTACTGCGATAGCCCCCGCCGCGGCAACAGGAGCCCCCATCGTAGCGGCTGCTGATCCCATAGTTCCGGTATTTTGAGTTGATGCGGTAATACTATTCATTAAATTTTCTCTACCGGTTTTACCCATACTTCTAAGTACAGCCTCTTTAATAATATTTATATCTTTTGCCTGTGTTTCAGAAATTGTCATTTGTTCTATTGCAATATCCTTTTCACTTTTTTGTTGATCAACTTTATATTGATCTAATGCGGTTTTAAACTTATCGTCCTTCATTAACGTCTCAAGATCTTTCCCTTGTTCATCAAATCCAGGAACATCTATAGTAACCTTCCCCCCTTTATCTATTTGAGCCAAACTTGAAACGATTCCTTGTTGTTCTTCAGATAGTCCGTCCAAGCTAAATTTACTTTGGATATAGTCCATTTTAGCCGCCTCTCTACCCACTTCAACTAAGTCTTCAAAATTTTGACCTGTTATTTTTGCTTGTTCCCTTAATCGGTATAAATCTTGTGTTGATGCCTCAAAACCTCCGGTAGCCTTATTAAAAGTGAATGCGGCTGCGGTTGATTTAATCATTTCTTTTTGTAGTCCTGCCATATCTGATTGAGCCATATGCATTAATTGGAAGGGATCGGCAAGTTTACCTACCGCTCCACCTAACATTTGCATACTCGCGGCAGCTTCAATTGCTTTTTCAGGGTCTAAAAGATTATTGGCAAACCCCGCAGCACCTACCTTATCCATAGTGGTTCTTAATAGAGACGCTTGTTTAACCATTTGTTTAATACCATCAACCCCCGTTTTAAATCCAAAACCACCAACTTTTTTCATATTGGCGTTCACCTCTTTCATATATGTGGAAGTATTAATACCCACCTTTCTAGCCTCGTTGGCTAACTCGTGCATAGTATCTAACGCTTGTTCTTGAGTCCCTCCATACCTTACAAGTTCAGTAACCATTGTTGATATCTCTTTAGATGCTATACCTGTAGACTTAGAAATCGCTACGGAATTTTCTAAAAATTTTGTTGATGGGTTTACAATTCTACCCATTCCACTTGCCAATCCTTCAACCGAATCTGTAATATCTTTAAATGATGCACCAATATCTAATGTGTTGTGGTAAGCGTCTATTAATTTTTCTCTAAATTCTTTAGTTCCCGTTACAACTCCACCCATACTTCGTTGTAAGGTTTTTGTTGAGCTCTCCATCGATATCATCGCTTTATTTAGATTCTCTAAGATTGTTGATACGGCTGATCCGACAACAAAATTATTTAAAGCGTCCTTAGCGTCTGATAGTTGTTCTATAATACCTTGAGCGGCAGCGTACGAGGAAGCGGTTCCTCCTGGGCTTGTTGCTGCGGCTTCAGCACTTACATCATCAAATAAAAACATATGTATTTTTTAATAATAAATAGTATTCAGATTATTTTTTCGGTAATGTTTCAATTAACTTATCCATAAAATATTTACGTTCATAAGTAGGCATTATCATAATGTCACTATATGTAAAATTTGACATTTTAACTAAATAAAAAATTTCGTCTAAAAGTATTTTTTTATACTGAGAAGAAAGGACGAAAAAATTCAACCCCAAAAGTGACATCAAATGTTACTTTTTCTCCAGACGGGGCTATAATTGTTTTATTCAAGTCCAATTTAGGTTCACATTCTTTAATAAATCTTCTTAAGTCTTTTGAGTCAGATATTGGCATTTGATTAACAAATGTACTTATTTTCATCCTATCAGTATCACCATCAATATCTATAATGTGTTTTTCTAATCTTTTAGTGACTATTGGTGCAACCATCCCAATAGGGTATTGTCCTTCCATTTTTTCAATCTCTCTAAGGTCACCTAAATTAAGAAGTCGTAATTTTACATTTTTTTTAGTTTTTGGTAACATAAAGGTAAAATGCCCATTTTCGTCAGCAGTTTGGTTAGACTTAATATAGTTAACCTCATCAACAACAACTGTGGATTCAAATTGTTTTTTAGAAAAGGGATCAATTAGGGTGTAGGTATATTCAGGACCAAATGATGTGTTTCTTAAAAATAATAAAACCGCTTGAACGTCAGCGTCTATCATTGAGTTAACGTCAAATCCTGGTTCGTATATTTTATTTTTTAAAAGAGTGTATATTAAACCGTCTTTTGTAACATTTTGAGATAATAATAGGTTTTCGTCTGACGCAGTTAAGAACCCGACCTTTAATGATTCTTTTTTTGGTTTATAAAATACCCCTTTTGACGGTAACTTAACAACGTCGTGTGGTAAGTTAAAGTCTTGTTGCCCATAAATTGCTGATTGATCCATAATAATTTTTTATTAAAAAATAAATGATTAATGGTGTATGTAAACAAAAAAACCCCACTTTGTTAGTGAGGTTCTTAAAATTATTTTTATAATTGTATTAATATACTAAAATACACCTATCAGGTCTAAGAGATGCCTTAACCGTAATAAGCCCATCTTCACTATATCCTAATGAGTCAAAATCAACGCTAGTTAAAAAACATCCTTGAAGTATCCACTTTTCAACTGCAACCCCTGTTGGGTCTAACATCTCTAAGTCAATATCTTTTTTGTATCCCGCAGCATACCCCATACGTCCTGTTACAGACTCTGCATGTAGACGAACCCACTCCATTAACGCCTGTGACGCTGAAGGACCAATAGGGTCACGGAAAGTAACATCCATAGCTTCCCAATTAAATCGCCCTGCAACATATGTAGAAGTGTTTAAGAATGGTATCTCAACATCTTTAATTGTAACTTTAGGTCTTGTAGTTGACTCAACATACCAAGAGTTAATCCCCAAAGAAGAAGGGAATGTCAATATAAACCTGTTTTTTCTTTTAGGTTCGTACTGAAAGGGCATTTTCATTAATAAATCAGCCATGTCTTATTTTTTAATTTGTTTTATTTATTTGATAAATATCTGTTCGTTTATTTTTTTTCTATTTACTTTTTTTTAGTTTAAAATTATCCTTATACTAGACCGGACTTAATTATTAAACTTCTTTTTTTTCTCCTCCTTTAGTTAAATACATTCTTACTGGTTTTTCTTCATATTCTTTTTCTATAAAATCTTTCATTTTTTCAATATTTCTAGGGTCATCATCTGAAAAACCAATAAAGGGGATAATTTCGTCATTTATAATATCATTTTTAAAATAACTTTTCTTACCTATTTCTTGAGCCAATTCCTTACAATACGAAATAAATTTTCTCATTGCATTTATTTTACCCTCTTCAGGGTTAGCTGCACTACCTTCTCCAAACGTTACAGGCTCAAAACGACACAAATCTAAATACTCTGTAATAATATCCTTATCTATGAAGTTTATGTTATACGATTCGTCTATTGGGTTTTCTGCCCAATTCCTATATTGTTTTAAAGATTCAACAACTTTTTTACTGTCAATACCATTATGGTTAGAAAGAATGTAATTTAATGTTGCTTCTTTTAATGTTTCAGGACTGTGCCCTCTTGCAGTTATAATTGCAAAAATAGAACCTCCATTAACACACTCCACAAAATCATTCCACGACGGTCCAGGACTTGCTGACATTGAATCAATAACAAATCTTTTGTCCCCCTTAACTGCAAAATTTCTAAATGGATCGGGAGCATAATCAACCACCATTGTACCCTTATAAGAAAATGGTTCTTTACCTATTTGGTGTCTGTGTTCAGCAAAATCTTCAGTAGACAAACCAACCTCCTCGTCGTTTTCAGTCATAACAATAATTTGTGTTGGCATAAAAACAAGATTATCATCCCAATCAAAAGCATAGTATTTTGAGTCAGGAGTACCCTCTACGGTTACCCCCTCATTTAAACTTTTACGTTTTAAATAATTAAATACATGTCTTTTAACGTTCATTACTTTTGAAGTTTTAGTAATAATTTTTCTAATTGAGATTCAGTTAGAATAATATTTTGTTTTTTTTGTGAAAACGTTTTAGGACTCACTTGTTTATCACCCAAAGACTCCTTAATTAATTTCTTTTCAATTTTCATATTCTTTTTATTATGGTATATATGGGGGAATATTTCTAAACCCCCATTTTATTTTTTTATTTATACGTCATCAAAAGACGCGCCCGTAGGTGTGATAACAAACTCAATGTCAATGTATTCTAACGCTCTTGTAGGTTTCAAATAGATTTTACCTGTTAAAGTGTTTGAATCCAAATCTTCAGGTGTGTTTGAAACTGCCACACGGAAATCAATTAAACCTCTATCTCTTCTAATTGAATCCAAGATTGGATTAACAGAATCTAAAAAGTCTTGTCTTACCTTTTGGTCGTTTTGTTCAAACAATAATCTAATTGCTACTGCTGAAATTAATTTACGAGCTTGTAACAATAATCTTCTTACGTTGATTCTGTCAAGTGCAGATTCTTTAATTTGCATTGTTTTGTTACCCCAAATTACAGTACCTACATCAGAGAAAGTTGCAATTGGATTAATTCTACCTTTATATAAGGTATCTCTATCGTCTTGTGTTAATTTACGTCTCGCTCTAATTGCGTTAACTAAACCTCTTGTGTAACCCGCAGATGCGAACCAAGGGAATGCGATGTTATCGGTTAATGCTAAATTCTTAACAACTTCTGAAGTTGGTGGAATATAGATTTGTGTGTTGTTAACCGCATCTCTTGTTAATATCCAAGGATAGTATGATGCTGTATAGTTAGAATCAATACCTGTTTCTTCTAAGTTATCAACTACTTGTTGTGGATAAATAAGTCCCTCTTCAATATCGTTGTATGTAGGTAAGAATAAATCAAAATCAGGTGTTGTACAGATATAAATTGAATCCGCTCTATCCGTTTCAATCATATCAATAGCCTCCTCAACTAAATTTGAGTTGTTCACGTAGTCAATTCCTGGTGTAGTAAATATGTTAATGTTCGTTGCTTCAGGATTTGCAAATGTGTTTTGTCCCCATTTATATGCGTAATAGTCAGTATTGGCCCAATTTTCTTGGTTAGGTCCTGATATTGCTTTGAATGCTCCCCATCCTGTTGCAGTTGGGTATGTAATACTTGGTTCAGCACCATATTTAAAACCTGATTGTCCTAGAGCATATTGATCTCCGTTTGTTCTATATTCTCTATATATGTCCCATCCATCAAAACCTCCGTAAGCCATTAAGTAAACTTACGAGTGTTTAATCTATAGTAAGGACTAGAAGTATCTGTTGGTTCAGAATTAAATGACCCAACACCAACCTCAAACGCTGATTGTCCTGATGTTGCGTAACCATTAGCGATTGTTACTACAGTTGCCCCACTATCCATGTGGAATCCTTTAGTAATATATCCCCAATCCATACCAGTAGTATCGGTACCTAAATTAGCAGGTAATTGTTTACCCTTATACTCAAAGAAATCATAATCAATTCCTGAAATGTTTGATATACCTAAATATGCCTTTCTTGGGTTTTCACCACTTGATATTACAGGATTGTCTCCACCATTAGAAGAACCAAAAGGAGGGTTATAAACAACGTCACCAGGTTTAAAATATTTAGTTTTATAAACTAAATATGGAGGAGTTGCGTTAGCGTACTCTCTACTAATATATCCTTCAAATCCACAAGGAAGAGCATCTATTGGTGCTTCGTCACTCATTT